TAACCTCATGGCTATGGGGCCTCTAGATAATCTCATTGGGATGCAGTATCGCATTGACCATCTTGAGAACGCTAAAGCGGACGGATACGACCTTATTGTTCACCCTATCCAAAAAGTCCGAGGACATGTAGAAGAATACAACTACGTGCCTGGGGAACGTATCTACGTAGGCGATGAAGGTGATGTGGAGTTTATGTCTCCTGATGTCACTATGTTGAGCGCTGATACTCAGATAGCACAATATGAACAGAAGATGGAGGAAATGGCAGGCGCTCCTCGCGAAGCTGCTGGATTCCGAACTCCAGGTGAGAAGACGAAATACGAAGTTCAGGTTCTGGAAAACGGAGCTAACCGCGTCTTCATTAATAAGACAGCTCATTTCGAAGAGACTTTTCTAGAGCCTCTTTTAAACGCCATGTTAGTGTCTGCACGAGAGAACATGAACGTCTCTGATGTCATCCGTGTAATTGATGACGACACAGGAGCTGTGGAGTTCCTAGACGTTACAGAGGAAGATTTGAAAGCTTCAGGGCGTCTTTACCCGATTGGGTCACGTCATTTCCAACGAGATGCCAACTTGCTTCAAAGTGTTACCCAACTCGCTGCGTCTAATATTATGCAAGACCCTGCTATCCGAAATCACTGGAGCGGCTACCGAACAGCGAAACTTCTAGAGTCTGTTCTAGGTGTGGACCGTTTTAATCTAGTACAGAAGAACGTTAACATTCAAGAGTCACTAGAGTCAGAACAAGCAGCCCAAGCAGCTCAACAGATTGTCTTTGACGAGCAAAAAGCACGTAACCCTCAAGACTTTGCTCAACCTACTCCAGGTGACACGCAACAGCAAGAGTCTCCACAATAAGTATGGCTATTAATCTTTCCATTCTCTGGACACAAGGCTTAACTGAAGCTGAAGCCAAAGACTTAAAACAGAATTTACTCGCCTCTCAAAAAGAGTTAGAGTATGTACGCCATTTGGTGTACAACCTGTACTTAGCAACTCTGAGTACAAAACCTGAGGACTATGACTCTCCAGGATGGGCTTTTAAACGAGCACGTCTTGAAGGGAAGCAGGCCGCATTCGAGCAACTCTTACAGTTGCTTGACTTAACTGGGGAAGACCGTTCCCTTAAAAAAACCAAGAAAAAGGCATTGACCGATGACCGAACAACCTAACCCCACCTTTGCAGACCCTTCAACAGTCCCAGTAACACCTGTAGTACCTAGTACACCCGAAGAGATTCGGTCGCAGCTTATTGGAGCAGATAAGAAATATAAGTCAGAGGAAGAAGCCCTAAAAGGTCTTTTCCATTCACAGAACCACATTCAAACGTTGGAGCGGGAAGCTGCTGCACGTGAAGTGGCCTTGAGTCAAGCGAAAGCTGAAAGCAAGTCTGTGAACGATATTCTGGCTGCTATTGATGCAAAGAAACTCGAACAACCCGTAGTACCTAGTGCTCCTATCAATAATGACGGATTAAATCCTCCAGTACAGGAAACCACTGCAAGTGAGGCCCCGATGAGTAAAGAGACGTTACAAGAGTTAGTTCAACAGTATGTAGACGAAGACCGTACTCTACGTACAAAAGAGTCCAACTTCAACAAGGCTGTTACAGCTCTTGATGGTAAGTATGGCTCCCGTAAGGCAACGAATGAAGCAGTACAAGCAAAAGCAACCGAATTGGGTGTTGATGTTGGTATGTTGAAATCTATGGCTGAACAATCCCCTAGCGGATTCTTGAAGCTTATGTCAGACGGCTCTCAAAACCAAGCTAAAGAGAAATCGGTTGGGGCGACCCCCTCTTCGATTAATACTGAGGCTTTCTCAAAACACGCTCCAGCATCCGCAGGTGCTCCTAAACCAGGAACGCACCGTTACTACAGAGCCTTGAAGAAATCTGACCCTGGTTTGTACAAACGTACTTATCAACAACAGATGAAAGAAATGGCTGCTGACCCAGATGCTTTCTACGAGCGTACCTCATAAACACTATGTAGAAAGGGTGTTATTCCAATGAATACATCTCGCCAACATCAGGCCCTCATCCGTGCCGAGTTCTGGTCAAACGAACTCCAAGACATGGTAATGGATGAGACCATGATTCAAAACTACGTCGAGTGGGTAGACTTCCCTCACGGGGACACATTTGTTCGACCTGTCATCGGTGACATGGATGTTAACAGCTATAAAGAAGATGAAGCAGTCAAGTACATGCCCATCGACTCTGGCCAGTTTAACTTCGAAATCACTGAATATGTACAAAGTGGTGGTTACATCACTAACAAAGCACGTCAAGACCTTGCATATGCCGCTCAACTAGAAGCAGCTATCGTGCCTAAGGCCTCACGTGCTATCCAATACGACCTCGAAGCTTTCTTGTTCAAACAAGGACAACCAGTCGCAGGCGGACGTCCTCACGCTCAAATCGCTGACGACGCCAACCGTTACGTAGGTTACGCACATCGTTTCGTCGGTGGTGACACTCGTAATGGTCTCCGTGTAATGGCTATCGAAGACTTTGCTCGTGCTAACCTTAGCTTGACTAAGATTGGTATGCCAACAGGTAATCGTATTGCTATCGTCGATGCTGAAACAGCGTTCATCTTAGAGACAGCGACTAACCTCGTTAACATCTCAGATAACCCTCGCTACGAAGGTATCGTCACTACTGGTCTCACAACCAACATGCGTTTCGTTCGCCACATCTTTGGCTTCGACGTATATACATCTGAGTTCCTTCCTTATGCAGGTACTAACTCTGATGGTTCGGTCGAGACGATTGATGGTGTCTCCACACAAGAGTTTGCTAACGCTAACCTCTTCTTCTGTGCAGAACGTGAGTACTCTCCATTCATCGCAGCTTGGCGTCAGCCTCCTCGCGTAGATGGTCAGTATAACCAAGACCGTCAACGTGAAGAGTATACTGTAACAGCTCGTTATGGTGCTGCTCCTCAGAACCGCCACAATTTAGTAACTGTGTTGACAGACACATTTGCTGACCGCACACTTTAATTGAAAGGAGATTAAATAATGACAACACGTTCACGTGAAATCTATTTTACTCCTGAAGGAATTGAAATCAAACGTCCAAAGTTCTGGGTTGCTCGTCAACAGAACCGTGGCCGCTCGATTGGTAAGCTTAGCACCGTAGGCGGTGGTGAGACTGCTGAATACGAAGTCGATTTGATTTCTCTACCTGATGGACTACCTAACTTTGATGTCGACCGCGATAGCGATGGCGTCCTAGACGGGTTCATCTCGAACAACATCTACATTCCTCCTTTCGCTTCAATCAAGTCCGTTACAGTCTTCACTCGTGAAGTCGCTGTAGGCGGTGCTTCAATTGATATTGGTTTGTTCCGTTTCGACGGTACACCAGTAGACCCCGCTGGTCTCGCTACTGTTACAGCAGCAGACATGGCAGTACGTGGTCAGCGTTTCGAAGGTGCTGGTGTTCTAACTGTTCCTGCTACCGCTTCTGTCGGCGAAAACGCCGTCACAATCGGTCTTACAGGTACAGGTGAATGGACAGAAGGACGTATTCAAATTAATGTTGAGTATGACCTTAACCAACAGTCCGACTACCGTGAGAACGAAGCTAATTACGATTAGTAACATCTCATATCGAGCAGGCAGGGTTAACGCTCTGCCTGTTCATCTAACTGCACGTAAGGATTAACCTCTTGTCACTTTCCCTCAGAGACCCAAATAACGCCAGCAACCCTGTAACGTTTGAAGCTTTAATTGCTGAAAACAATCGATTGGTTGAAGAGGCTATCAGCATGTCCTTGTCTCGTGAAGAGACTGACGACCCTAATTACATGCAGACAACCTTGGACATGAACAACAACGACCTAATCAATGTTGGTTTCTCTCCTTTTGTCAGGTTAGACGACTTTGCAAGATTCCAGATTGGAGACTTCGGAGTCAACCCTATTACCCTTGACCTTGAGTTTACTCGCGGTCCTTGTGGTACAACTGAGACACTTTATACTTTTGAACAGCTTCGAGCGCCTATTGTGGCAGGCTCAGCTTCCTTCGTAGTATCTAACAATTTATCTGAAGTTGTCGACCCAGAGGAAGCTGCTTCCAATTTAGGGCTTTCCATAGGCGTCGACGTCTTAGCTTATAGCCCTCTATTAGATATTGACAGCCCTGATTTCTTCCTAAACTCTGATACAGGTTTTGTCCAGAACGATGATTCTCGTCTCGACCGATTGGACTTCCGTGACCTGACTGTGGCGACACTGCCTGCAGAAGGTGGTACACTATACTCTACAGGTGGAGCCACTTTAGGTGCTGATGTCACAACTACCCTAGGGGTTGGCGTCGCAGGACAAGTCCAACATATTTACGTAGACCCTAGAGGAATTCCCAATACAGTTACTCTTGTAGGTGATACTCCCGCAATTAGATTCTTCGTTTCAGGCAGCGTAGTAGAGTTAGACCGTGTAACCATTCCTAGCGGTTCTTTTGTATCTGTTGCTTGTATAGACGCTCAAGGCACTCATTACGTTGTCTCAGGGCCAGGTTTAGTCTAGTGACGGCTTCCTTATTTGCCGTTACATTTGCAGGTCAACCAGCGGATAATGGTGCTGCTCCTATGGGCCAGCCTTTATCTGTGTCTGTGAATCCTAGAGTTATCTTCGCCGATATAGGAACCACCACAGATGAAACATCTGCCGTGGTAACAGGCGGGATTCCTCCTTACACGTATGAATGGTCTGAATTCGGAGATGTGACACCAACCGAACCCAATGGCCCCACAACCGCTTTTGTTGTAGGAGACAACGCTAATACAAATTTCCAAGGAAGCACGTCGTTATCTCGTACTGTTACTGTTACAGATTCCGCAGGACAAACTGATACAGGGGCCGTGACGTTGACTGTGTTGAACTTGGATTTTGGTGGCCCTGGTTTTAACTAACCTTAAGATAGAGGAATGTAATGGTATCGTTAACAAATATTGGACGACCAACCTTGTTGGAAATGACGCAGACCGTCTTAGAGAAGATGGACAGCGACGAAGTAAATAGTATTTTTGACACAGTGGAATCTAGGGCTGTGGCAGGTGAAATACGCGACAGCTTCCGACAAATTACTGCTAACTCTGAAGACTACCAAGAAGAACGTTATGTGACGCTTGAAGTGTTGGCAGAAGCCGAGCTTTTCAATCAACTTCGTCTCCCGTCTCAAGTGTTACGTTTAGAAGATTTCTGGTTGATTGATGAATACAAATGCCGCGTATGCCCTGAATGGATGGAACCTAAAGAGTTTGTAGACCATATCTTCAACAATGACTCTCAGAATAGCCATAACGACAACACAGTCTATGTTCCCGCTGCAGGGACTAAATCTCCGTGCTTCCCTGTTCGGACTGATTGCAAACCGTGTTTCTATACATCTTTCGACGGCCAACACATTTTCTTGGACTCCTTAGACCTTCGTAATCGTATGTCTTTAGCTGAAGCCGATATAGGAGCTAGAGTCGTATCCGCTATCGAGTTCAAAATGGAAGATGATTTTTTAATCCCTCTGAATGCTGATGAAATTCCTTTCCTCTTGAATGAAGCTATTGACGCCTCCTTTGTACATTTCAAAGGTGTATCTAACTCCAAGGCTCAACGAAGAGCACGTGAACAGAAAGTGATGAAACAGAACAATCGTGAAAGAATCGGACGCCAGACATCAACCCTTCCTTTCCCCCCATATGGAAGACACGCACGAGGGCGGAAAGTATAGAACCCACATGGGAGCCGAAGTCAAGATACGTAGAAGTAGAATAGATGGACACTACTACGCTAAGATGTCAAACGGCCCTAACCCTAAGGTTCTTTCTAACAAAATCTTCCGAACGTATAAAGACGCAGAACGAGCTGTCGTCAGATACTTAAAAAGTAGAGAACGAGTTCTTCATCGAGCGGTTTACCCTGACCCCGAAGACTTAGCGAGATAATAACATGCGTAGTATTGCGAATAAGAATTATCGGACTTTCGTAGCGGGAATGATTACGGAGTCAAGCCCGTTAACTTACCCAGAGAACGCGACCACCAATGAAGACAACTGTGTCCTTTTTCGAAAAGGGAATCGAACACGTAGGCTAGGTTTTGAACAAGAGCCTGATGGGGTGTTCAGCACTTATCAAGTTCCTCGAACAGTTCCTGTGGACATACATGAGTTCTCTTGGGAAGCTGTCAACGAGACAGGCGAGAGAGACCTTCTTGTCCAACGGGTCGGAAACAACGTCTACTTCTACGAGAATGAAGAGAATGATGTTAGTGTGTCGCCCACCCTTTTTGATTTCTCCTTAGATTTACGTACATACGCTCTAGAAGGCCGAGAAGGAGATGTAGCTTCCTCTAAGGTTCAGTTCGCCTCAGGCAGAGGTTTTCTGTTCATAGTTGGAGCATTAATTGAGCCTATAAGCGTAGAGCTAATAGATGGAACCAATGAGTTCATACCTAGGCTCACAGAGATACGTATCCGAGATTTTATCGGGGTAGATGACGGTTTAGCCAACGACTTTGAGCCTCTTACTCTTTCCAACGAACATCACTACAACCTTTTAAACCAAGGTTGGGTGGCTCCGTCGACTAAGACAGACAACACAGGTATCGACCCTGT